AGCATTTGGATTAGTAGACGCATTGGTTGTTGCATTAGCCGCGGCACCTGCACCCGGAATTACACCGGCGGCGTCTTGTTGTCCGTCGGTAAAGCCATAGGAATCGTCAATAAGGCTAAAGGAACCGCTGCCTATTGCAGCATCAATTGCGGCTTGCTGTTCGGGAGTTAAAGTAAACCCGCCAGCCTCGGGTTGAAACGAAGAAGCGGTGGGCGTGGGCTCAGTTAACAACGTGTCACCCAAGGTTAAACCGGCATCAAGATTAGGGGTAAAAGTAGACGCCCCACCTGTAGCGGGTGTTTCGATTCCAGCCTCTGCTAAAGCGTTTTGTATAATTTCAGGATCAACTTCAAAACCACCTAAATCCAAGTTTTCTAAATTGAACTGACTACCGTCGGGCATAGGAATGCCTGCTTCCACAGCCTCTGCTCGGGTGTTTACTGACGGCGTACTCATCGGACCTGCTGCAATACCGGCAGGCAATGGACCATCTCGTGGTTCAAGCGCATTAAAGCCCATTTGTTCAGAAGGGCTAAACGGTGGAGTTACCGGCGCAGTAAAATCATCCGGTGCTAGTGTTTCAATACCTACCGCAGGCTCAGGCGCTGGTTCTGATACCCGGTTACTTGGCGCTGTTTGCACAGGCGGAACAAGAGGAGAAGGCTCAGGCGTTAGCGTTGGAACAGGCGGCGGTGTCGGTGCTGCCGCAGGCATTGAAGGCACGTTTATATTAGAAAGATCAAGGTTAGAAAGATCAATATTAGAAAGATCAATCGGAGGTATTGTCGCTGGCGCTGGTAAAACTGGCGCTGGTGGTGGTGCCACGGGAGTAGGCGCTGGAGCGGGAGCCGGTTCTGACACCCGGTTACTTGGCGCTGTCAGCACAGGCGGAACAATTGGCGGAGGCGCTGGCGTTGGAACAGGTGCTGGCGCTGGAGCTGGCTCTGACACCCTGTTACTTGGCGCTGTTTGCACAGTCGGAACAATTGGCGGAGGCGCTGGCGTTGGAACAGGTGCTGGCGGCGGTGCCACGGGAACAGGCGGTATCGGAGGCGGAACAACAGGCTCCGGAAGGGGAGCTGGTGCTACCCGTGGTTCAAGAGGCGGTGCTACCGAAATAGGCGGTGTCGGAGGTGGCGTCACTGGTACGGGAGCCGGTGCAGGCTCGACCGTCATAGGAGGCAACTGCGGCAACCCCGGAACATTAGAAAGATCAAGGTTAGAAAGATCAAGGTTAGAAAGATCAATATTAGGTAATGGCGCTACTGGCGCAGGTAACGGCGCTGGCGTTGTAGTCGGCAGTGGAAGAGGTTGTTGCTGAACAATAGCATTAATTTCAGATAACCCAACTGCCGGGGCCGACGTCTTAATATAGCCTAACGGAGCTTTGGTGGTTTTAGGCGCAGCCGTTTTAATAGTGCCACCTGATCTGCTTTTACCGCCTCTTTTAGCCATCTAAAATACTCCTTGAAACCTTTGGGGACGCGCTATCGGGCTAAATCCCTTAACAACACCGCCCCTTGCCATGCGCTTGGCCTTGGTTTCGCCAGCTTTAGACAAAGCAATAGCCACCGCTTGGTTCTGTTCATAACCTTCGTCACGCAGCTTACTGATGTTGCTGCTAATCGTTTTTTGGCTTTTGCCTTTCTTGAGCGGCATATCAGCAGCCCATGTAATCCGTGCCCTTGATAGCGGCTCCCGCTCCACGGACTTTCATCTTACGAGGCTTGTCGCCAGCCATCGGTGCAGGTGCAGTCTTGCCATAAGGCACACGGCCCTGACCTTTAATGTCTGCATACTCGACCGCCTTCGGCGCGTCCTTGGGTGCAGAACCCATGTATTTTACTTTACCCTTCATACTAACCTCCTTGGTTCTTCAATAGCTCACGCTGCATAGCGGCGTCGATACGAGCTTGTGTCTGACGCTCTTGCGATGCCAAACGCTGGTTGAATTGATTCGACCGCATTTGCTGATTCTGTGCGTCCAACTGTACTTTGGCTTGGTCGATCTGCTGATCCGCTTGATCGGACTGCGCCCTGATCTGAAGCTCCTGCTCCTTGAGCTGTACAAGTGGGTCCGGGGCCCCCGCGCCAGATAGCTGACCCGATAGCTCCTTCACTTGCTGCAAGCCTTCCGCAACAAACTGCGCCGTCAGACGTTCGATTTCCAACATCTCTTCGTCCGAAGCAGCCTGTCCGGTCTGCTGTACCTGTTGCAGATACGCCACAGCCGCTTGTTCGCGGGCCGCGATCTGTACATGCTCCATCACGTGCTTCTGCAATTCCATCGCGACCGGTGGCATTGCTGCGACCATTTGTCCCGATCCGAACACCAAGTGCGCCATGATGTGCGCCTGATGGTTCTGACCCTCAAACGCCTTCAGCGGCAACATATCCAATGCGTTGATGTTCTCTTGCGCCGGATCAATAGGCTCTGCCTCTTCCGCAGGCACAGACTTCATAATCCGATCCACATCAGTCACGCCCAAGGCTTCGTACATATCCTTGAACACTTCATGCAGATTATGTATCTCTGGTGCTTGGGTCGCGAGCTGTAGTTTAGTCTGCGCCAGCATGATCCGCTGTGACTGACTAAATGCGTTAGGGTTACTTACAGGAACCACATCCACACGGTCGTCAAAGTCAGACGCCATGATCGTCTGGTCGCCGCCCGCAACCGAGTACGGATACTCCTGCGGCAAGCTCTCACTCATCACGCGAGCAAGAATCTTAAACTCCTGACGCATCGCGTAGTGCAGGCGCTTGTGTACAGCGCTCATGACCCGCGAGCCTTGTTCCATCATCGCAATAGTCGTGCCAACAGCAGCCTGCTGGTTACCGTCACCAACCTTAAGGTCCGTGATCGTCGCAAAGCGCTGACCGGCCTGTACCACAAAGCCCAACAGATTGAAGAGTGTCTGGTCTGGGCCCTTGAAAGGCAGCGGCATAAGGCTATCTCGGATAGCCCCACCCGGTGCGTCCACGTCGCGGAACTCACCCGGCTGCAACGGGTCATCGTCGTCCCTGATCCGTAGTCCGCGGGCCTTGAAGCCTGCTGGGAGATTGGACAACGTACCGGCGTCGATTAATTGTCGCAGTGCCGCTGTGGCGGTCCGAGACAGACCACCAATCGTGTGAATAAGACCTAGCCCATAGAACCCAAATCCGGGGAGGAACTTGAAGTGGGTGAAGTAGGCAATTTTCTTCTTGAGCGGGTCTTCTTCACGATAGTTGCGTCTAATGGACAGGATTTGTCCGTTGTCTTCCGAAATCGTGACGATGTAAGGCACCTTGATGCCAGTAGGCTCACCGTCGTCATCTAGCTCTTCGTAGCCTTCCAAGTCCAAATCGACATGGCACTCAAGGATCGTGCAGTCATAATCAATCTGGTTAGGCTCTTGGCCGTCAATCTTGTCGAACTCACCCTCTAGCTGGGTGATTTCTTTCTGTGCAGGCAGTACCTCAACGTCCAAATACATGCCCGCAATCTGACGCTTGCGCAGGTCATTGAGCGACATGCGTACAATCTGGGTGATGTTGGGGCATGTTTCGAGGTCCGCGGTGTCATACGGGACAATCAAGTTCTCCGCAGGGACAAACTTGGATACCGCACGACCTAGCGTCTCGTCATAGTACGTCTTCTTGAACGTCGAACCCGCCAACGGCAGATAGAACAGCATCTGGTCCATATCTGGCGTGTATTCTTCCATCACATTGGTGATGTAGTAATTCATAAAGCCACGCACACGCATGGCTTGCTGCTGCTTTTCAGTCGTTTCCCTACCCATTACAACAGTGCGAACGGGCCCCGAAGGAGGTAACAGCTCGTTAAATGCTTGTGCTTGGAACTGCGTCGCCGCTTCCGCCAGCAACGGGTGAGTCACACCGGAGGCTCCACGGAAAGGCTGGGTGCGTTCTTCGTAAGTAAAACCTAAAAGCTCTAAACCATCCTTGTAAGCGTCTTCCCATTCCTGACGGCTTGCACGGTTGGCATCAAATTCGGAGAGTAGTTCAGAGGAAATGCGAGTCAGCTCACGGTCCGGCATCTCTTCTGCAAGGTTTGCATAAAAGTCTTCGTTCATGCCGCGCTGGTCTTGCGGCTCAAAATCAACTTCTACGCCGCCGTCTTCCGTTGGTATGATTTCAATCTCGCCAACATTCTCTGCGTCAATCATCGCGACGACGTTGTTTTGGGAATCAGGAATCTCTAACTCAAGCTCGGCAGCCAAATCTTCTGGATCAAGCTGAGATGGAACATTACTGTCCATCATTCCTGCATTTGGTTTACCATTCGCCATGGCTACTCCTAATGATCCCTAATGAATCGTTGATACTCATCACGAGGGAAGTATACATCTGGACCTGTAGCGGGGCTTTTATACGATCTTTCACTCTCAGGTCGGTTTAATATTGTATTTAACTGGTCAAGTATGGTCTTGTCCACCATTTGTGCAATCTGCGCAGGCGTTGCATTTATGCCCGCTTGCTTAAATAACGAGATGCCCACCGCGTTATTCCGCTTATCCATCGCCGCGTGTAACCGATTAGTCCCAAGCTCATTAATGTCGCCAATACGCTTCGCGGTCCGTGGTCCGTATTCCATTGCCGTAAGCGCTGAAGCCAACATGTGCTGACGCGTGTCACGTAATTCTTGAGGTGTAGGCAAATCTTCACGAGGACGATCAAAGCGACGTGGCCCAGAAAGAGGGTCAACGCCAGCAGGGTAGCCATATTGCTCGGCAAGTTGGTCATAAAACGGCGGAGCGCCGTCAGGGTAGAAGACGTCTTGAAGCTCTGAACCAGCTTGGCCAGAGGTTGAAATAGCGTCTTGACCACTTGCTCCGATAGGGAGCGGTATATCTTTTTCAGGTTCTGTAAAGAAGGCATCCGATACATATCTCAGCACACCTTTTTCATCATATTCAGGCGCTTCTTGCAATTGCATTGAACCATCGTCTACGATTACAGTAGCACCACCGTCCTCCATGTAGGAGACGAAACCACCTGCTCCAAGGTTTACGGCGGTTCTGTTCATGCGCAAGCCTTCCATATTCTACATTTAATAATACGCTACCACCTTAGCATGGTTTTGTTCATCTTCCCAGTCATCAGTTGGTAGCTGGACAAAATTTCCTTGACGATAACGCATAAGTGCCTGCGTCATACTATCGACCAAATCGTCATGCTCGCCATTCGGAAACGCCGCCACCTCTTCAATCATTTCATCTGCCCAAGTCTCATCGGGGGCCCAAACCATCCCTGCCTCAAACAAGGGCGACACACTATGTACCCGGGACACTTTATCGTTGCCCCGACTCGGCGTGAAATTAACAACAGGTATGCCCATGTTCCGTAACTCGTGCGTCAGTGGCATACCGCTTGCTTTCGCTTCCACAATGACCGTATCCGGCTCCCAAAACTGATAACTTTCCAAAGCAACCTGCTTCAACTCCGGAAAATCCCACCGGCCCTTCTTACTATCCAACAAAATTAAGTTGGGCCCCGAGCCACCTTCGTTGGGATAAAACACACCCCACGTTGTTATAGCCGAATAGTCTGCTGTCTCGCGTTTTGAGAACGCCGTGTCATAAGACTGAATAACATACTCTAACTGCGGAACCTTCTCCTTCTCCCAACAACGCCACCACTCGCGCTTAATAATCGCGTTCTCTTCACCCGTAGGATTTTGCTGATACTGCGCGTTCCACTTGCTCGGCGGAATAGATGCGCGGACCGCGGTCAAATCTTCAATCGAC